TGCGTCAAGATTATACTGAGTTACGTAGACTAGGTATTAATGAAAGAACAATGCCTGGGGAACTAGCAGAGATAGAAGGTAAATGGCAGTTTGGTACAGCGTTATTAACTTTAATGATGCTTTATGCTTTGTCTGGTAGAATCACAGGTGATTTACCTAGAGATAAAGGTGAAAGAGAAATGTGGCAACAAGCTGGTATAAAACCTAATTCATTTGTATTTGGTGTACCATTTGGTAAGAAAGTGTATGTTGGTTTTAAAGGTATTGAAATATTTAGTGCTTTTGCTACAGTTGTTGCTAATCTTACATCTAATGCTCAATATCTCGGAGAAACACAATTTAATGAAGCTGCTACTAAATTAATAAGTATAGGTGGTACATTCTTAACAGACAATGGCCCTCTTAGTGGTTTAGAAGATTTTGCTAATTTATTTAGTGCAGAAAGTGCTCCAGAGTTATTTAACATGAGTATTGCAAATACTCTTGGTAGTTTTACTCCATACAGTGGACAAGCAGCTGATTTTCATGAACTTATAGATGGTAATTTAAAAGAGTTAGAATCTTTAAATGATAGATTTTTAAATAGAGGTTCTGTTTTTAAACCACTTTTAACACCAAGATATAACATCTATAACAAAGAACGTGTAGCAAAAGAATTAACAAATAAACCAGATAACCCACTACTAAGAGCGGTTAGTATGGCTTCCCCTGTAAAATTTGATTTTGAGGAAGATGATATAGTAACTGATACCTTAGTAGAGATTAGATATGATTTAAACGCTAACCTTACACAGATTGATGGTATTCAATTAACTGGCCCTGAGCAATCAGAAGTGCAAAGAATACTAGCGACTGACAAAGAGTTTAGAAAAGAACTACTAAATGTTATAAATTCAAAACCATTTAAAGATAGTCTTGAACAATATAAAAAAGAAAATAGAAAAATAAATAGAAATGCTTTTAGTAAAGATGGTTTTTTTGGCATACTAGGAGATCAAGTAGGTGGTTTTAATTATAAAAATGCTACATTTTACAAGTTAATAGATGATGTACATACGGATGCTAAAGCAAGAGCTAAAATAATTATGCAAGATCCAACTGGTAAGTTTGGAGATTTATCAGATCCTAGCTCTTTCTCAAGTAGACTTTTAAATAAAAACGTCATAACTACTTTTGAGAATGATACCGATGTGTCAGCATCTGAGATTAATGAATATATGGAAGATATAAGAAAAAAAGGAATTTAAAACTTTGATTATCAATGGCAGTTACAACTAAAAAACTTTTTCCTGCCACGTCTAATGCAACTACAACTGTATTTAACAACGTAGGAATACAACTGAATAACCAAGATGATCTAGATGTATATGTTA